CTGGTCTCGGATTTTATGGTTTTGGTTTAGTACACATGCTCGGTGGTTTGACAAGAACCGCAACAGCTGCACTGCGAGCATTGTTAGATGCAGGTACATTATCCAACTTACCTGCTGGTTTCAAATCAAGAGGTCTCAGAGTCAGAGACGATGAAGAACCTCTAATGCCGGGAGAGTTTAGAGATGTTGATGCACCGGGAGGAGACCTAAGAAATGCTTTAATGCCCCTGCCCTACAAAGGGCCTGACGGAACTTTATTTCAACTTTTAGGTTTTGTCGTGGACGCTGGTCGAAGGTTTGCTGCTATTGCAGATATGAAAGTGGGCGATGGGTCCCAAGCAAATCCTGTCGGTACCACTATGGCGTTACTCGAGCAGGGCTCCAAGGTAATGTCGGCAATTCACAAAAGATGTCACTACGCACAAAAAGAAGAATTTCAATTACTAGCTAAATTATTCGCAACGACACTACCACCAGAATATCCATACGACGTTTCAGGTGGCAACAGAATGATTAAGCAACAAGACTTCGACGATAGAGTTGATGTCTTACCTGTCTCCGATCCAAATATATTTTCTATGAGTCAACGAATTATGTTGGCACAAACACAATTACAATTAGCACAAGCCGCACCAGATGTTCACAATCTTTACGAAGCATACAGAAGAATGTATATGGCACTCGGTGTTCAAGACATTGAAACTTTATTACCTCCACCCTCAGGTCCTATGCCTATGGATCCCGGTGTTGAAAACTCACAATCCTTAATGATGGGACAACTCACAGTATTCCCAGATCAAGATCATGTCGCTCACATAGAAGCGCACAGATCTTTTATGAGTTCTTATCTTGTTAGAAATAATCCTCAGGTCGCAACTATACTTCAAGCACACGTTGTTGAACACACTTCAGCGATGGCAAGAAACGAAGTCATGATGGAAAGTGGCCCTGCATTGAACGAACAAGCTGCTAAGTTTGGAGGACAAGTTCCACCAGAACTACAAGCTCAGTTCCAAGCACAGATCGAAAAACAAGTTGCAATTAAAGTTGCAGCTATGATGAACGAGATGGTTGCAGAAGAACAAGAAGCAATACCTTTTGGTCAAACTCAAGATCCTTTAGTTGCAATCAAACAACAAGAACTAGATCAAGAGCAACAAAAAATTAATTTAGACGCCGCTGATGATTTCTCCAGAAGAACACTAGAAGAGGATAAACTAAGTTATAAAAAGAATATTGACTCTGCTAAACTCGCACAACAACAAAGAATACAAAACCAAAGAACTGCCGTTCAAATGGAAAGAATAAATGCCTCTAAAAAAAGGTAGTAGTAATCGCACAATAAGTGCTAATATATCTAAACTAAGAAAAGAGGGTAAACCTCAAAAGCAAGCAATAGCGATTGCACTACAAAATGCAGGCAAACAAAAAAATGGCAAAAAAACAAAAACAAAAAAAGGAAGATAAAAATCCTTGGGAAAATATTGATAGAGAAGTTGTTACTGCTTTAACTAACGAATTCAAAGCCATTCACACTATTTACAAATCACAAGATGTTGATCCTCTAGCCATAGCTAGTGCATTATTAGCTGCAGGGCAGTGGGCCATGTATAAAGAATTAGGATTGAAAGAAACTCAAGATCTGCTACAGTTGTTGGGAAATTTTAAATACGAGGAGATTCCTCACAAAAATAGGACACTAAACTAATGTTAAAACCAGTTGATAAAAAGAAAAATCCAGGACTAGCAAAGCTTCCAAAAGGAGTTAGAAATAAAATGGGTTTTATGAAAAAAGGTGGTTTAGCTGAAGCAACTGCCAAACTAAAAGCTCAAGGTCTAAAAGACGGAGGAGCACCAAAGAAATTTCCAGATCTAAGTGGTGATGGTAAAGTCACACAAAAAGATATTTTAATGGGCAGAGGTGTCATTAAGAAAAAAAATGGTGGTATGGTTTTAGAGATAGGAATACGCCCGGCTACGGAAAAAGAAAATAAGATGGCAAAGGCTATGAAGAAGCCAATGAAAAAAGCAAACGGCGGCATGGTTCGTGGGGCAGGCGCAGCCATTACAGGAAAAGGTTTCAAAGGAGTATTCTAGTGGCTGAAGAAAAAACTGGCTTGAAAGAAAAGATTGGTCTTTTCATTGACAAGAAATTAACTTTCGGTGGAGGACTATCAATATCACAAAAAATTATTGATGAAGCTGAAGAGGCTGTAGGAGTAGACTCTTACAAAGATATAAAAACTCAATCACAATTTGATAAATTTAAAAAAGTTTTAAACCAGATGGCAGAGCAAAATAAAAAAGGTGAAACACCTGCAAAAGGTGCATCTGGTGGTATGGTTAAAAAAATGAAAAACGGTGGGGCAGTTAATGGTAAAAGACTCACACGAACAGTTCCCCCTAAAAAGGGACCTAACTCTCAAGGTATGAGAGGCACAGGTGCTGCTATTCGTGGCACATCATTCAAAGGAGTATTCTGATGGATAAAATAAAAGCAAAATGGAACCAACTAAACGATTGGTGGGGCAGACTAAACAAAAAAGGCAAACTAATTGTCGTTGTTGCAGTCGTTGTCGTATTAGTAATCGTAGGAAAATATGCTTAACTTTTTAGTCGGTCCAATAGGCAGTATGGTCGGTGACGCAATCAAAGGCTTCGTAGAGACGAAGAAAGCAAAGGCAGACCTCAAGCTAACGGAAATCAAAGCACAGAAAAGTTTAAAAGAACAGCAGATCGCGGGAAAAATTTCGTGGGAGGCCAGTGCGGTCGATCAAATGAAAGGCAGCTGGAAAGACGAATTTGTTTTACTAGCCCTGATGGTTCCAGCAATTTGCAGCTTCTTACCCTTCATGCAACCACACATAGCTCGTGGTTTTGAAATTTTGGAAACTTTACCGGAGTATTACACCCATTTATTATACCTCGCCTGCAGTGTCAGTCTGGGGGTTAGGGCGGCACCCGGCATCAAAGGTATGATTTCTAAAAAGAAATAATTGGAACAAAATATATATTCAGCAATTTTACGTCTAATAAAGACTAGACAAGACGATGTAAAGTCTGTAATCCTAGACGGAAACGTAGAGAACTGGGATAATTATCAATACCTAGTTGGTCAACTCACTTCTCTTCGCAAACTCGATGCAGATGTTAGGGATTTGTATCGCAAATGGGAGGTAGACGATGAAGTCGACGACGGGATTGATAATACCCAAAGAAAAAAAGATAGTAGGCCTTAAGCCTGCAGAGAAATCAGAAGAAACAAAAACTGACCTAAGTAGAGTCCCCAAACCGACAGGTTGGAGATTAGTAGTTCTTCCGTATAAAGGCATAGGAAAAACCAAAGGTGGAGTTTTATTAACAGATAAAGCAGTAGAGGAACAACAGATTGCTTCTGTATGTGCTTTAGTTCTAGAAGTTGGACCCGACGCTTATGCCGATAAGGATAAATTTTCAAATGGTCCTTGGTGTAAAAAAGGTGATTGGGTAATCATCGCAAGATACGCAGGATCTCGAATTAAAATCGAGGGTGGCGAATTAAGAATTTTAAATGATGATGAAATTTTAGGGACAGTCGAAAGCCCTGAAGATATTTTAGGAGTATACACATGAACGAAGTAGATAGACAAGTAGCAGAACTCCAAGCTCAATCTGGAGAAAAGAAAAAACAAGAATACTCTGTTGAGGTTGAAAGCGAAGATGTAGCTGCACCAACAGAGGAAACTGAAATTGAGGTTCCTCAAAAAGAAAGCACTTTTGAAACAGAAGTTGTTGAAGATAACACACCAGAAGTTGAAGAAAAACCAAAACAAGAAGAGGTTTCAACTGAGGAAGAGAAACCTAAAGAAGAAACAAAACAAAAATATAGTAAGTCAGTTCAAAAAAGATTTGATGAATATGCTTATCAATTAGGTGAATCTAGAAGACGAGAAGAAGAGGCAATAAAAATTGCTCAAGCTATCAAGTCCGAAAGAGATAAAATTCAAGAAGAACTTTCTAAATTAAATACCGGGTACGTAGGTGCCGAAGGCGGACGTATTGAAAGTTCAATGGAAGCCGCAAAAGCTAAATTAAAAAAAGCTATGGATGATCAAGATAGTGATGCCATGGCTGCGGCACAACTTGAAATAGGTAAATTAGGTTCAGATCAAGCTAGATACGAACAACTAAAAAGCCAACAAGAAGCTTTGGCTAACGCTCCAAAACAACAAAAAGAAGTAGAAATACCTAAGGTTCAAAATCAAGAACCTGTAAAGGACCCAAAAGCAGAAGCGTGGGCTACTGATAATGAATGGTTTGGTAGAGATAAGGTCATGACTAATGTGGCATATGCTATCCATGAAGATTTAGTCAATCAAGGGGTTGATCCAAGAACGGATTACTACTATACTGAGATTGATAAACGTATGAGGGACAACCTCCCGCATAAGTTCAAACAAGATTCTTCAGTCGAAGAACCCGCAACGCAACAGCCCGTCCAGACTGTTGCAGGCGCAAATCGAAACAGAGGCACAGGACGCAACGTAGTTAAGTTGTCAAGTTCAGAAGCGGCTATCGCAAAACGACTTGGTCTTTCCAACGAGCAATATGCGTCGGAAAAACTAAAGTTACAGAGGAG